GTATTCGACGGTGGCATAGGGGGCGAGATCGACTGCCGGTGCCGCCTTGCTTTCGAGCGATTCCACCCGAGCCTTCACGGGATCGAAGTCAGACTTGTAGACGAGGTACTCCACGCCATTGCGGGTGTCGAGTACCAGCCGGTCGCCGTAGCCCTCTTGCGTGTCGAGGTAGGCGAGGCCCGGCATGTTCGGCTCAATCGCATCACCGAACGCATACGCCTGAGACACAACCCCTCTGGCTACGATGTTCTGGGTGTTGTCGATCTTCTTGGAGTATTCGGCCAGGTCGGAAACGTAGGCCACGAACTGCAACTCGCCGCCCGCCCCGTTGATTTCGAGCCCCAGACGCCCGTCTGGATACTCAGGAAAACGTGCAAACCCGAGCGTCGTGTTCGCCTTTGTGAAGACAACAGCCTGTGCCTTCATCAGACTTGCTGTAATCACCTGCCCGTAGTCATCGAGCTTGGCGTAGGCAGTCAGGTCAACCGGGCCGACCTGAGAGACGAGTTGCTCGATCTGCTCTGGAGTCAGTGCGGCAGCAGCAACCCCAGCGAGTGCAGCGTCCACTTCGGTTTTGGTGTAAGTGCTAGCCCTGTCGGACTTCAGGGAGAGCGCCTCGTCAACGTCTGGCTTCTGGGCGACCGTTGCGAACCCCTGATTCAACAGTCGGAACTTCTCCTGATACTCCGAGTCGAGGGTGCCGACGTAACCCTGAAACTGGGAGAACTCAAGCTGGTCAGCCCGCCCGGCCACAAGCATATCTACGTCACCCTTGACGTAGTAATCGGACAGGTCTGTCGTGCTGCCGGTCAGGGCGAACAGATCGACAGCCTTCGGATTGCCGAACGGAGCGTCAAGCTGTTCGCTCGACATGATGGTCCACTTGCCGGTGGGATCAGAGACGAGGATGGTGGACGGGTTCTGCGGAGTGGGCAGGCCAGCCTCGCTCTTCACCACCCGCACGACACTGGTGGTCGCACCGTAGGTGACGATGGTGGTCTGGTAGGGCTGCCGCAGGATCGACACCAGCACGCCAGACTGCTCGAAGTAGTGCAGCCCGTCCGTGTAGTCGTTGAAGTTGGACTCCAACCCTTCGGGAGTCGGGATGGTGGGCTGCGGAACTGGCAGGTCATGCTTGGTGACGGTCGGCGGAACGACATCGTCCCGGTCGGCCTTGAGGTCAAGCCGGTCGCTGAGTTGGCGAGCCACCTCATTAAGTGCCCACGCAGCCTGATCGTTGACTGCCTGCACGGTCACGCCAACATCGGCCACAGCCGCATCGACATATGCCTGCGTGACGCCACTGCCGGTCGTGCTGCCGCCGGTCGCCACCCACCTGCCGTCGTTGAATACGTTGATCTGTTTCATGCGAGTTGGGCTGTAACCCCGTCGAAGGTGATGTGCGTAACCTTGCCGCCGCAGGCAACGATGTTGAGGTCGCCGTTCTGAGCCAACTCCACCGAGACAAACCGGAATGCGACACCGTTCTCCTTGCCGGTCACAACCGACTGATAGGAGGCGATTGGCTTGGGGAACTTGGTCGGCAGGGTGGCGACAGTCGTGTACGTCCCGGCGGACGAGTAGGTGAAGACCAGCGTTCCACGCAGCGTAAGGGTGCCGTTGAACAGCTTGCCCTCGATGGTGCCGGTGCCCTGCTTGCGGACGAGGGGCGTCCAGTCGAAGTCGGGGGGCGGATCTTTCCCGCCAGCCATCACCTTGCGAACGATGGCAACGACCTCTGGCTCAGTCAGCCCTGACTGCGGGAGCTTGGGCTCCAGTGCCGCAATCACCGCCTTCTGGAGTTGCTCAAGCTCTTCGCCCGTCACACCAGCGGTCGGTGACGGAGACACCTCGCCAGCAGTCGGAGTCGAGAGCCACAGGTCGCCGTTGCGATACACGCCACCGGCTGGCTCGACATCCTGCTCATACACCGTGCCGCCACCACCCTCAGGCAGGGCAGACAGCAGAGCGTCCACCTCTGGCTTGTCGTAGTAGTTCGACAGGTCGGCAGAACCCTCGCCCCCAGTCGGCAGCTTGGACAGAAGGTCATCAACTTCAGTGTCCGTGTAGACCCCGACGATCCCCTTCGAGAAGATCGTGGCGGTTGCTTCAGTGCGATACGGAGCTTGTCTTGTTGGTGCGGGCATGGTTACCTGTCGATGAGGGCGATGAGGTACTCTTTGCCGCCAACGGTCACGGGGATTCCGCCGACGATGTAAGGCTGATGGAACAACTGACCGTCCGCAGACAGGCCGATGACCTGCCCGTCCGTCTGCTCAGAAACAGGCGGCGCTGGGTAGCGATCCTCTGCGGAGGGGTCGATCCAAATCGCACCCAACTCAGTGCCGGGAGGAGGTTCAGTGGGCGAGACGATGTGGATGTCTGAGCCGCCGCCAGTTCCGGCGAGTGAGTCCCAGTCGGTGCCGCTCCAGATGTAGAGCTTCGACACGCCGGGCGAGACTTCCTGCACCCAGAGATCGCCAACGCTGTTTGCTGTCGGGGCAGTCTGGGACTGGAACACCGTGATGCTCTGCCCGTCCGCACCGTCCTTGCCGTCAGCACCCGGCTGACCGGGCGCACCATCAGCACCGGGATCGCCCTTCGGCCCCTGAATGACACCGACCGCATCCAGCACCTGCTGGAACGTCACCCGCTTCGTGTCGCCACCGGTCACGACCGGCATGATGCTGGCAGGGGTGAGAGTGCCGGGAGGCAGCAAGGAGATTTTGGTATCGGCCATGTCAGGTGTTCTTCTCTTTGCGGAGTACGTTGCCACTCTCGGCTGTCAGGTTGCTGCCGTCTTCGCAGAGGATTCGGTAGGTCACGGCGGGGGGAGGAGGGCCGACCGTGCCGCTCGAAGGCTTCCCCCTGTTGGTCAGCGTCTTCTGGTCGTGCATGTCACCCGCTCACAGAGATGAATCCCTCAACGTCCGCACCGCCACCAACAAGGAAACCGCAGGCATAGATCGAGGCCGGAAGCTCGAACGCATTCCCGGCAGAAACGGCAGTCGCACAGGGCTTGCCTTCGGAGTCGAAGAGCTTGAAAAGCTCGCCTTCAGCCGAGTCTTTGGCGTACCACTCGATGGTCCCGCCACCGTCCACCACCATCAGAACGGCCCCTGCCACCGCACCAACCGACAGCACCTGAGAGGTTGCCGGGTCTGCCGTCAGCTTGACGGGGTAGGTGTTATGCCCACGTTCCATCCGCATAGTTCGTCCTCGCTTCGGCTTGGGTTTGCTACCCGATTTATGGCCGTGCGAGTCGGAAGAACTGCATTACTCGGATTTCTTCGCCCAGTGCGGGGTATGACGCTCCCGAACGATGCGGGAGGCTTCCTGCCGGGACAGCTTCTTGTCCTGTGCCATGAGTTGGCTGGACAGCTTGCGGACGATCTTGGGGTTGATCGGCACCCGTTTGGGGGGCACTGGGGTGGATTCGATGTTGACCACTCCCTGCACCTGCAAGTTGCGGTTCCGTGCCACCCGCCGGATGTCATCCACGCTGTCCACCCACGCTTCGGGATCGCGGTGCCCCCGAGCGTCGGCCAGACCCGACATGTAGTACTTGCCCGCCGTTGAGATGCCGTCTGCCTTTGCCTCACGGAGCATCCGCATGGCCTGCTTCTTGGGCAGCTTATCGAGCCAGGAACCGTCCATCCGCCCCTCCATGAAGGTGCGATCCATGCCCTTCGTGCCCGGCGGTTGCTGGAGGGCCGCCATCTCGGCAAAGCGGGGTGTCTGTCCGTCCGCGATCATGCGGAGGTAGTGCTTCTGGACTTCGAGGCTGGCATGTTCGATCTCATAGGGGAGTCTGTGCATCTGATGCTCCATCGGGGGGTGGGGAAGGGGAGCCCCCCGCCGCGCTCTCGCCGGGTGCGGTGCCGGGAGGAAGCGGCATTGGCATCGGGGGCGGCGGCGGGGGGGGAGGAAGAAGGTACTTCGACGCATCGAGGTCGAGGGAGTTGGCCCAATCAGTGAGAAGAGCGTTCATCGGATCGACGTTGCCGGTCGCAGCCACCTGCTGGAGGAGCGGACCAATGGTCTGGAGAGCCGCCTGCATGTTGGCAACCTTCTGATCCCGGTTGGGCTTGCGGGCAGAACCGCTCTCGATCCGGTAGTCGAACTCACGCCCGATCACGCCAACGTCTACAGCGTTCTGTCCATTGAGGTGCAGTTCCCACGCTTGGGCACCCAGCGGACCCAGCACTGCCATCACATCTTTCGCTTGCAGCAACCACCGGGCACCGATGGCTTCCTTGCGAGCGATGGTCCCCATTGCGTCTTCGAGGCAGTTCGCCATGTCGTCGGGACGCACGTTCATTGCGTCACCCTTGACCTGCGCCTCTGTTGCACTCCTCATCTGGGAGCGTGTCATGCCGTAGGCGAGTTCGGTCAGGCCGACTCGTTTGTCGAACATGTCGGTGACAGCTTGGATGATGTCCCACATGTCGCGGGTCACACCGGGTTGCTGGAACACCGACACGATGTCGTTGATGGACTTCCCGAGAGCCTCGCTGATCTCGAAGATTTTGAAGCCGTTGGTGGATGGGGCGAGAAGCTGATCCTTCAGGTCTTGGTCCGCTGCCTTGCTGACACCAATGAGCGTTTCGCAGCTTGTCGAAATGCGGGTAGCGAGGAAGCTCAAGGCCCAGTTGATGAACCGCAGTTCCCCGATTCCCGGCTTGATGTGACTCAGGGGCCACAGGGTGTTTGGCTTCCGGTGGAACGCCAGCGGGGTGAAAGGCCAGCCGTTGGGCATCGTCCAGTGAGGGATCGGCCATGCCGCCCGAGTGCGGAGATTGCCGGGCATGCCGTCTTCGTCTGGTTGCTCCAGCATCGAGGATGGCGTGACGTTGAGCGGGAACTCTACCCCCGCAGCAACGCAGATGTAGGAGTAGTCCCCGAGCTTGTCGAAGACACCCATGTCATCCTTTTTGGCACCCTTGAGCCGGTCGCCAAACCCGCACTTCGACCAGACCTTGTAGTAGACAACGAGATCGTTGGTCTTCCCGGTGCGCTTCTGGTTCTTGTAGCCGACCTGATCGTCCCGGCTCATGGAGTCGTAGGACTCCAGGTTTCCCTTGAGGTCATCGCGGGACAGGCCGAACTGGCGGCACACCTGATCGATGGGCTGGACGCACCGCTTGGCACACCACTGAATCTCCTCGATGGTCATCGCATCGGGATCGAGGAACAGATTGTCCACGCTGTCTGCGAATGAGCCGATCATCAGGGTCGGTTCGGCAGGCGGGACGCTGGGGAAGTCGAGAGCCTCAGTCCACCAGACACCCATCCCCTTGATGATCGCTTCGTCCACCACCAGCCGGGAGTGCGTTTTCAGATCAGCTTCGTTGGGCGTGTAGTTGAGATAAGTCTCCAGCAGGCTGGCGATGACATCCTTCTTCTGCTCCTCCATCCCGATGGCCTGCGACACCTCGATGAACTGCTGCAACCCAGCGTTCGGCATGGGCTGCCCGGTCATCGGATCGAAGGACTGCTGGCTTGGATCGATGCCCACCATCTGCGGCGGGATGGCGGGATAGCGTCTGGGCGTGACCGTGCGAACTGGGTTGCGATTGTAGATCACGCTCCCCAGCAACTTCACAGCCTCGAACACACGGTTCACTGTGATGCGGAACGCTGGGGCAGGGGGCGGGCGGCTCCCGAGCGACAGACCTTTGGTTGCCGAGCCAGCCCCCTGAAACATCCACTGGCCTTGATGCCCGCCATCAAAAAAGAGGAGAGCCTCTTTGGCATCGGCATCGAAGACAGACTTCGCCTTGCGAGCCGCCTCGATCTTCTTGAGCCACGCAGCCGCAATCGGCTTCAGCGGGTTGTCAGGAAGGAGCTTGGGTTCCTTCTGGCTTCCCCCCTTGTCGAGATCGAAGTTGAGTGTCTCGTCATCAAGGGGCGAACCGGGATCGCTGAAAGACTGTGGCATGCTGGCCTCCTGCCGGATTTATGGCCTACGGGCTTACTTCTGCTGCCCTTGCCGATCCAGCAATCCCTGCAATCTGGGGAGCATCTTGGCGAACCGCTGGGCGGCAATCGCCTCTGGATGCAGGGCGAAACAGCCCCATTCACGCCACATCGGGTTCTCTTGCAGGCCGGGATCGGAGGCGTGGCGGACGCTGGGCTTTTCGATGAAGCCGCTGGCCTCCGTGAAGACAAGGATGTAGCAGGTGTGCTTGCCCGGCCGCCGGGAGATGAACCCAAGCTGCGGGTTCTTCAGGTTCAGGGGGTCGTTGTAGAACAGCACCTTGTCGCCCAGCTCCACTTCGGGAAGGACGTATACCGGTGCTTCAACCTCAGACGAAGTCGTATTGCTCATAGGAACTCCCTAGTTGGCTGTCGGATAGTGACTCGGATTGCATGTCAGACTGCGGGCCGAGATAGACGAAGCCCTGTCCCTCTCGCTTCTTCTTCCTCGCCAGATACTTGAGTATGAACTCGGGGCAGTCATCTATCTCAGGAGTGGCCTGTCGAGGGAAATGCTTCGGCTCAGATGCGACGAGGTACTCCAGGCACTGACAGGCATGCACTTCGCCCCGTGTGTTGGGGGTGTCGGTCACGATGCTGATGCCGTTCTGGAAGATGGTCTTCTTCCGGTACCGCTTGAGTTCCCGCTCTAGGTTGGGGCATGAGTTCCGCAGCACACGCAGCCACGATGTCCCGGTCGGGCGGATGTGCATCCGTGAGCGGACAGCCTGCGTTCTGGCCTCGATGTCATCACACCCCGCCATGAAGGCAGAGCCGGTGGTGAACGAGCGGCACCCGTGCTTCCTCAGTTCGGTGACGTACTGCTCGACCACCTGCCTGCCCGAGCCGATGTCTCGAATCTTTCCGCCGTGCATGTCGATGATGAACGAGTGGAACTGCGGCTGTCCCTCGATGGCTTTGGCGAACTTCTCCCCGAACATCACAGCGTTGCACTGCCGGATGTAGAGTTCGTCGTAGATCAGGAACATGTCGCCCGATGGCGGCACGGCACCGAACAGGACTGCCGTCACCTGATGACCGGGATCGATGGCTGCGTAGCGTGTCCATTCATCTGGGACGGTCACCTTGTTGGGGAACTCCGTCCGATCCATGCCGTGAATCGACATGGAGAAGGTGGGGTAGACCAGCACCGAGTCGGTGATGAACTCGCCCTCTGCCCGCATGCGGAGCGTGTCCTCCCCGATTGCCGACCACCGCTCGATGTTCTTCGCCTTCTCCTCGTTGTCGATGTGCGGGTTATCGAGGAACGAAAGCTGGAACTTCTTGATGATTGGGTTCTCTACCCCCGACTCTGCGGCACGATCCGCTCGCTCAGACAGGCCGAGCAGTGCGTCATTCGTGCTGTGTGGCATGGCCGACCAAGCCAGACATCCTTTGCGATCAGCGAGCCGCCCCTGCATTTCGGGCACCCAGTTCTCATTGGAAATGTCCTCGTCGATGTGGACCCGAGATGCGGCGAAGCCTTGTGGAGGATCACCCTCAGAAGAGAAGAAGTGAATCTGCCATCCGTTGTGGAGTTCCACCACCGAGCAGTACCCGGCAGACTTCAGCACCCATGAGATGTGCTTGACGAATCTCTGCGGGATCAGAGGTGGGGCTTCCTTGCGTTCAGCCTCCCTACCTGCGTCTGTCGCCGGGTTGAATGCCCGCCATTGCCCAGTGGTCAAGTCACGAATGATCTTGAACGCACCGGCACGGAACAGCCCCTTGTAGAGAACCAGCCCGATGTGCTTCCAGTCTTTGCCGATCAGACACAAAATCCCGTCACGCTCTGGGTACTTGCCGTAGGGGTCTTGCCCAGTCGCTGCCCGAGCGTCCTCCACCAGAGTGGAGAGCGTCTTGCCGGAACGATTGCCGCCGATAACCAGCACTTCGCTGGACTTGCAGCGGTGCATCGCATCCTGCTTCTCTGTCGGGACGTAGAGCCGCAGTGCCTCGATCTTCCGAGTGGAGATTTCAGCCTGGAGTTCCCGCCACTGCTTCTGCTCAAACTGCGAAGCTTGGGATTTCGTCTTCGGTTGGGGGAGTGGCTGGATCGGAATCTGCGGTGGGACATGCAAGGGGTTCGGGGGCTTCTGCTTTGCCATCGATCAGTCTCCCTTGCGACTGGAGTGCCAGCCGCATGCGATTTGTGAGTTCCTGCTCCAGTTCGTCCTCCGACCAGAGTTGCAGCGGCTTCTGTGCCCCGCCTTGATCCACGTTCTTCTGGACGAGACGCACCACCATCTCAAGGATGCGGCCACGCTGGGTGCTGCCCGGCTTGGCGTCGAAATACTGCTTGGTCAGCATGGCCGCGAAGCCGTTGACCCCGCCGAAGTAGTGCATCGTCTGCTCAGTTAGTTCTGCACTGTGGGGGATGTTGGCACCCCCTCGCACAGACTCTTGCAGCAGATGCTCGACAGCCGCAGCTTCGACCTTCCGCATCTGGAGGGCTTGGGCAGCACGCTCCTTCTTGATCCGCTGCTTGGCTTGGAACATGTCACAGCCGACGCACTGGATGGACAGGCTGCCATCATCCAGTGGCCGGAAGTTCTCTGTGTTCTCGTCCAGTACCTCGCCACATTCGTGGCAGCACCGCTTGCCAGCTTCCATGATTCACCTCGCTGAAACCGACCCAACAGGCGTCCCTGATGAGTCGGCCCCGAGAACCCGGTCACGCCGGGATGTTGTTCAGAATCTCCTCGTCAGGGGACTCTGCTGCCGTGCGGGCTGGTTCATGCCGCTGAGAACGCTGCCGCCGCCCAGATGCTGCCCGTTGGCACCAGTGGCCTCGACGGTTGCGTTGGGGGACTGGTAGCCGCCCATGCCGCCGCCGCCCGAGTTGATGCCCGACATCATTCCTGAAAGGGCAGAGTTCAGACCCTTCTCTGCCTCGACATGCCCCAGAGCCGCCTGACCCTGATACTGGGTTTCAGTGTTGCGGCGCTCCTGCTCTGAGTTCATCAGGTTGCGTTCGTGCTGAATCTCCCGGCCACCTGCCCAGTTGTTCTGCTGCTCCAGAGCCTGACCGGCGTCGAAGCTGTCCCGCATGGAGTTGATGTTGGCATCACGGGCTGCGAACCCGTTCATCATGGGATCGCCGGTGCCAGCCCGCATGGCTGCGATGTTCGAGTCCAGCGACCGCTTCTGCATGGCCTGCGTCTGGTTCTGGAAGCGGTCGTTCTCTGCCCGCCACTGAGATTCGAGGTCGTTGAGGTTCGTTGCCATGATCGTTCCTTGTCTGTGTGCCTATCAGTCTCGGTCTGGACGCATGCCGTGTTCGGTGCCGCTGCTGCTGGTGCTTCTTGTCGATCCTCCAACCGTCATTCCGCTCTGCCGCATGGGGCTGACAACCTCCCCGAACGGACCTCCGTAGGTGCCGTAGTTGCCCGCTGCGTATCGTCCGATGTACCCCTGCAAGTCCCTGATCCGCTGCTGCTGGGCAAGGCCAGACCCGATGTCGCCGCCGTACATGGCCTGCTTGCTGCTTGATCTCAGCTTGGAGAGTTCGTCGCCACGCTGCTGGATGATGTCCTGACCGGCAGCGTCGAAGTTCTGCTGCCAACTGGACTCGTCCTGCGTGTTGCTCCCACCGGACATGTTCGAGTAGGGACTGCTTGGCATGTCATGCTCCAAGAGAACGGGCGGCTGGGCGACCTCCTGTCATCCAGCCGCCCGTTC